TCCCGCGCCGCATCGCGTCGGCGTGCGGCGCGGGTTCGCAAGTTAGACCTATGGCAAAGAAATTATCTATCCTCGACAAAACGTTCCAACTGGCGTTGCTCCTGCATCGCCGGACAGCGGAATTCAATCGCAAATACAAATTCACTATCGGCGACCGCATCGACGTTGTGGCAGAGGAAGCGCAGGAAATGATACTGCGGGCGAATCATCAAACCGACCCGAAACGGGCCGCACAAATCATCTACGATTTCGTCCTGCGTATTGACACCCTGTCGCTAAAACTGCGGATGGCCGTTGCGCTGGGTCTGATGAGTGACGACGCAAAAGCACAATGCGATATGCTTATCGCAAAGATTAAAGACGAGGCGAGGGGTTGGCGAAACTATTTTCTGCGTGGCGAGGGTGTCGTCGGCAAGAGCAACGGGCCGTCGGCAGAGAGCCTATAATTATTATTTTGAAAAGGGTTTGCATACTATCATTCATAGTTATACCGACAATGCAAAAAACTGGCGAGTACAATTCCAACAACGCGTTCATCTACAACGGCAACACGGGCAACGTGAACAACAACAACAAGTATAACACGAACGCCGTGCGTCCGGTTTCCGAATTTCAAGGTAATGTAGACCCTTTCGCCTCGTTCTATAAATCAATGCGGGCGGCATATCGCCTATGCTTAAAAAACAAAGCGCATACCGCTAACGCGATACGCTTTTGGCTTGATGAAGAAAGCGAGCTTGTCGCGCTCGCCCGCGAGGTGTTCAACTGCGAATATGTCCCGCGGCAATCCATCGCATTTATCGTTACGAAACCATGCCTGCGCGAAGTGGTAGCCGCCGATTTCCGCGACCGAATCGTGCAGCACTATATCGTCATGCGCCTCGAAGCTCTTTTCGAGGAATGCGGAACACTCGACGATAACATGTTCAGTTGCCGCGTCGGGAAAGGCAACCTTGCGGCCATACAGGCCCTACAACAGCAGATATTCCACCAGTCGAAAGGTTATACCACCGACTGTTATGTGGCAAAATTCGACCTGCAATCATTCTTTATGAGCATCGACAAACGCCGTCTTTACGACGAGTTGGTCGCATTGGTCGCCAAGCGCTACGAGGGATGGGATAAGGATACGCTGTTGTATCTTATCCGCGTCGTTACGCTGCATAATCCGCAGGACAACGCCGTGCGGAAAACTCCACTTTGCGATTGGGCTGACCTGCCGCGCTCGAAGAGCCTCTACAATGTCGATTGGTTCCTCGGTTTAGCCATCGGGAACCTCACGTCGCAATCCGACGCGAATTTCTACAACGCACCCGCGATGCGGTGGATGCGCTCCGTTGGCCTCGCTCCTGTGAACTACGTCGATGATTTCGCATTCGTCGTCCGGGATAAGGCATCGTTTCTTACGGCCATGCCTTATATTCGAAACTATTTCGCCGCAGAACGGGGACTGACGATGCACCCGCGGAAATTCTACCTGCAACACTACTCGAAAGGCATCAAGTTTTTAGGTGCGGTTATCAAATACAACCGCGTCTACACGAACAACCAAACCGTCGCACGGTGTTTCGGAAAGATTCACTACTACAACGAAGCGTGCCGACACAGTAGCCGCCGCAAGGCCCGGCATGTCGAGAAGCTGGCGACAATCCTAAACTCCTATTTGGGGTTGATGCGGCATTTCGATACGTTCAACATTCGTAAACGCATCGCCGCAGAGGTCGGAACCGTATGGTGCGACTATATCCGTTTCGACGACGACATCACGACGGCAACGGTCGTCAAACATTTCCGGCAACGGGAAATCTGCAAATACAACGTCCGCAAACAACGCAGACGCGATTTATTCACACTCAAAAACTTACTCAACGATGGAAACACAGCAGCAAATTAACGAATTACAGTCGCGCCAGTTGGAACTGCGCGCGATCATGGCATCGTCGGACGAACGGGCCGCGAAATGCTTCAAAAACGGAACGTCGTTTCGTGAAACATACCCCGACGATTTCGCCCGATACGAGGCCGCAAACGCCGAATACAACCGAAACGAACAGACGCTGGCCAAACTCGAAGCGACGCGAGAAGCGGAACGAGCCGAGGAAGAGCAGGCGCATAATATCGACGCCGTATGAACCTATTGACCGAACAATCGACAATGGCCGAAACCATCGTGCAAAACTCGACGACAGCAATATTGACGTCGATTTTCTATCAAGCTCTTGCGGATTCGATCATTTGGTTGGTCGTTGCGGCTGTGGTTATCGTCTGCGATCTCTTTTTCGGCTGCGAAGCGGCCCGAAAAAGGGGTGAGCGTGTGCGCATTTCGCGGGCGGTTCGCCGCACAGTCAACAAAATGTGCGAATACCTGTGCTGGGTCATGCTCGGCCTTACTATTTCGATAGGATTTGCCGCCGACTGGCTGAAATACCTGATTTTCGCCATCATTTACGGTAATGAACTATCGTCGTGCTTGTCTAACTATTTTGCAGCAAAAGGCAAGCGGATAACATTTAACGTCTTTTCGTTGCTGGGGCGACGGCTCGGTATCGACGAACTCGAACAATGCCACATCGAGGAAGATGACCGGAATAATAAAAACACAGCCAACAAAGACGATAGCATAACTTATTAAAACCACGGCAATTATGGCAGATGCGCAAAAACTCGTTCCGTTCATCCTATCGTGGGAAGGCGGATATGTGAACGACCCCGACGATGTGGGCGGAGCAACCAACAAAGGAATAACGATTGCAACGTGGCGGCTGCACGGATGCGATAACGACGGCGACGGCGACATTGATGCCGACGACCTGCGAATCATAACGAACGAGCAATGGATGGAGATTTTCAAATGTCAGTATTGGGATAGGTGGAAGGCCGACGAGATCGAAAATCAGTCCATCGCAAATATCGTTGTCGATTGGGTGTGGGCGTCGGGCGTCCACGGCATCAAACAGGTACAAAAAATCCTCGGCGTCGAGGTCGATGGCATCGTCGGCCGCAAAACACTCGCCGCACTTAACAGCCGCCCCGCAGACCCGCTGTTCCATCAGATACAAGCGGCACGCATCGCGTTCGTCGAAAATATCGTCCGACGAAAGCCATCCCAACGGAAATTCCTGCGGGGATGGAAGAATCGCATTTTAGCAATTAAATTCGAACCATGAAACGTGTAATCCTTTTACTTGCGATTGGC